ATTCGTAAGACAGGAATTGGTAGTGGATCCTCTCACGGCCAGCGGAGGCGGGATCGTAGATGTCGCGGCCTTCGCCTTGCGTGCGGCTTGCTTAATGCTCCACCGGCCCCGCCTCAGCAAGATCATCCTACTCGACGAGCCGTTTAAGTTTGTGTCCGCCCAGTACCGGGAGAATGTTCGGACGATGCTCGAGGAGTTGGCGAAGGACATGGGCATCCAAATCATACAAGTCACCCATATTGAAGAGCTGGAAACGGGGAAGGTGATTGAACTCTAAGTCTGGGAAGGGTCCTCCTTGCCCAATTCAAGGGTGCCCGACAGGGCGTGGTTTGTGTTCTAGGGTTCCTTCCCAGACTTGTAGAGGTCATAACATAGCCAACGCTATGATGGTTGCCGCGACGCCAAGGGTCCCTAGTATCACGATCCATTTCCAGAGCTCCTTGGACTTGTCGCTCATTCGGAAGAGATCTCGGAGCCGCCGGAGTAGCTGCCGAGCTTGATCGTCCCCGGCAATTTGGCTTTGCTCGGAGAGCCAACTACCGTCGCGTCGTAGGTTTCCCCGACCACGGACTTGACGTTCCCTCCTTTGATGTAGCCGGCGAGCCCGTTGGTTGACCAATCGGGAGTGTCACCCGTCCCCTTCTTCATCTCTAGGGCCCACTGATCCTTCGCCCCCTCAATGATCCGAAGGTTGTTGAGGATGGAGTTGAGTTGGGCGTTCTCCCGGGCCTTGACGAAGTTCGGGATGGCAATGGCCGCCAACAAGCCGATGATGGCGACGACGATCATGATTTCAACCAACGTGAATGCACTGCTTTGTTTTGTGTTCATAGTTTCCTTTCATTTCATCCGACATTGAATCCGGCGTGGAAGAGGGCCCAAATCCAGGCGGCTGTGATGGCGCCTACGAGGGCAATCCAAAGCAGCAACCAAACCACCGACCAAACCACCTTGCTAGGCTTCTGTTCTCTTGTGGTGATTTTCATCGTCCAAGGGCTGTTCGCAGCGTAGTGTAACGGTTTGTAAGATTGGTTGCGTCCGTGGAGGAAAGTCCCGTCCCGATAGAATAGAACTCAAACTTTCGTGCCGTCGGGTTCACGAACGAACCCATGTAGTTCATGCAGTGAAAGCTGATCTCCATACTGACTCTAGCTGGACCAGACGTGGTATCTGTGGCCTTTGACGTTCCGTTCTTGTAAATGGCTATCGCACTTGAAGAGGTTCGGCTGGCGATGTAATGGCCGATACCGATTGGACTTGTATCGGTGAAAGCTATGCCTCCTGCAACATCACTCTTTGTCCAAAACGCCGCCAAGGTATCGTTGCCACCCGTGGTTGAACCTATGTATAACCCGCAAAAGGCGGCGCCGTTCACTGTGTTCTGCATCGTGATTCCCGCGTCCGGTCCTTCACGAATGTAGAATGACATGTGGATATTTTGGTCCCCCATCAACACGGAATCAAATTGCAAGCCGGTGCGGATGTACTTCGACGTAGAAGTGCTCCCTCCCAACCCGGTCGCCTGGGCGTAGTCGCCGCTAACAAAATTGACACGCGTGTCCGTGGCGCTCCCGCCCGTGTTCTTGAGCGGAGCGCTGATCGCAGCCAACCCGTCGCCCGCGTAGATGCCACAGCGAACGAGCTTGGTCCATGTCGCATCTGTCAAGCAACCGTCGATAAAGATGCCCACCGCCGTCCGAGTGCCCGCAATGGTAACGTCCGATCCTTGCCCCTGAACCCTCGTCACCCAATCGCTGAGAGCAGCGGCCGCCGCCGCACTGATCCCGGCAAACAAACCTCTTTGTGGACCGGGAAGGACTACACCGGCCTCAATCCTATCCAACGGCACCATCAACGTGGCCGCCGGGACGAAGATCAAACCCGTCTTAATGAAGTTCCTACGGGAGAATTTCATTGGGTCCCTCCATAGCTAATCACCAACGGGCCGGAAAAGGAGATCGCTGTGCTCGCGTCCGATCCGTCCCGGGCCAACCGGATCCTCCACAACTGGCCGGCCGTGACGTTTGAGTTCCAGTTGGTGAGTATGACGTTGCTAATCGTTTCCACGTCCCCGCTCGCACCGGAGGCGTCGCCCGCAAAGGTAAGGTTCACCGTTTGCCCCAACGTCGGAGAGTCGTAGGTGGAGGAGTCCGCCCCGCTTACCATCGTGAGTACATAGGTATGGGCCCCGGTGTCCGCCGCCCCGAGCCGGAACTTAAACCGCTCGACCTTGAGGTTGACTCCGGTGTCAATATCCTCCGGGACGGTCAGGGTGTATTCGACGTAATTGGTGGCCACCCCTCCGGCCGCGGCGAAGACTGCCTGGCCGAAGTAGGGTGTCGTGTTGGTTGTGGCCGGGACCGCCCCGGTGCCCTCGAAGGAGTGTGGATGGGTTAAGACAATGTACTCCTTCTTCTTGAGAGAATGACTGCCACCGTCCGCCGTGGTTTGTATGGTCCCGATCCTCGCAGCGTCGAGGGTCCCGCTGGTGATCTTACTAGCGGCCAGGTTTGGAATATCCGCCGCCACAAGGGCACGCAAGGAGGCCGCCCCCGTCATCCCGTCCGGGGTGGCGAGGATAGTGTTAGCGGTTTGCCCGGATGCGGCGGTGACTGCTAGGGTCCCGCTCGAAGTCACCGGACTCCCGGCAACCGTTAGCCAGGACGGGACGGTCAGGGCTACGCTCGTCACCGTCCCTGCTCCTCCCACGGTTGTGTCCACGTAACCCTTCGTGGCAAGATCTCCGCTCAAGGAGGGTGAGGCGGAGTTGGTGCCCTTGAACCCTCCCATGTTCAGGTGGCTCTGTAACTTCCCGTTGTTGATGAAGAAGGGAGTTGTAGCTGCCATGAGCAGCCCTGCCCCCAACACGAGGATGCCTAGTTTTTTGTAGTTCATGTGATTACGTGGTAGTGGAGTTTGTAGTTAGTGGAATCTGTCATACCTGATAGGGCGAAAGTAAAACCGTCGGACGTAGGGGCGTCCACCAAACAAGCTGACATGAACCCGCCTCCGGTCGGGATCTGAACCGTCAGAAGCACGGCCGTGGGAGATCCGCTGTCCAAGTCCAACCCGGTGACGGTTCCTCCGCTCACCCCGTTGCCGAGGGCCAACGTTCCGCAGACCCCAACCGCCCCGTCCACGTAACCCTTCGTGACGGCGTGGGTGGGATTGGTTGGAGGATCCGGTGATAGTAGGGACACTTGACCATTAAAGAAGGCGCTTCCGTCAATCCCAAGGGCAATGACAGTGGCACTACTAGAATCTATGACTGAGATCTGAGACTTGGCGACGATGGAGTTGGTGGTGAAGTTCAGCAACCTCCACACCTTCTCATTCGTCGTCCCGGCGTAGTCGTCCGGCCGGATAAAGTAGGGTGAGTTCTCGGCAGTGGTGGCGGAGATGAGCCGGTAGATGTGGGTGCTGTTACTAATCACCACAGCTATCATTGTCCCCACCGCCATATCTACCGTCGCAATCCCGTCGAGGCCCGTGGCCCCGCCTCCCGTTAGGGCCGTGACTCCATAACGGGTTTGCACCGGGGTCACACTCGCGTCAGGATCCGCAAACCCGTTGAGGAGGTCGATCGCGTCGTTGAGCTTACCTCGAACGGAGGCACCTGTTTCATTATTGGCAATGCTGTCGATCATAGGTCAATCATCGTTCCAGATTTTGTTATCCTTCCACACACCGTCGTCGTCCCACACTCCATCCTCGAGGATCCACCGGCCCAACTCAATGGAGTCCTGGATCCAAGGACCCTGTCCCAAATTGATCGCGGCTACCCGCACATAAAGTAGGCCCGGTTCGGCAATGAACAAGGCCGACGTTCTTACGGTGTCCGCCCGGTACTGCCAGTTTGTCCCGTCGGTGGACGTTTGTACAATATAGGATTGGGCCCCAAACGCCGCGAGCCAGGAGGCCTGAACGTAGTCGTCCACTTGGGAGAGGTAGAGGGCCGGGATCACCGGGAGGTCGGGCGTCACCGGAGGCAAGGACGGGAAGGTGAGTGGCGGAGCAATCAAGTCGTCGAACGAGTGAATCGTCTGATCCTCGTTCACGCAAGTGACCTTGATCCGTTCCCCTCCCATTGGTTCAATCTTGACCACCCTCCCATACTTCGTCCACTGCTCGGCAATTCCGAACATGAACAACATTGGATCGGTCCGCCCGGTGAGGAGGAAGTCCACCTCCTCACCCGTAGTAGTAATGGTCACCTTCTTAGTGTCCTCGGTGGACTCCGCAACGAAGGGACCCAACACCTCACCCTTACTCCCACGCAACAGGATGGCGTGTTCCTGCCCCTCCGTAAACGTAACGGGCTCTGACAGGAAAAGGTCAAAGCGATTACAACCCTCCAGGTCCCTCACCGCCACGACGTAGCCGGATTGGCCCCACCTTGGCATATCGTGGGCGATCAGGACGAGGTCGCCGAAGCTAGGGATGAAACCCTCCATCCCGGTGTCGAAGGAAATGTTCTCCCGAAGGTATCGTTGGGAGGCGAGTATGTACAAGCCTTCCCTGTAGGCATGATTCCGGTCCTGGATGCCGGGGAACCGCAGGTCCATTGGGTTGTCTGTGGTCCCGCCGGGGAGGACGGCGAGCACCTGCTCTTGTTTATAGCCGGTGTCCGGGTCCGTGTACTCTACCGAAATGGAATCGTTCTCGTTAGGTTCCCACAGTTTCACGGACCACTCGAAGGAACCTTTGACCATATTGTTCGGGGTAAACATGGTCACCGGGACGGTGAGTGGCCCGTCCCTCCGCATCGTAATGAGGGATCCTATCAGCAACGGGACCGCCCGGCCTACCCTCGCCACAACCTTCGCCGCCTCCCACACCGTAATAGCATCCCGGAACGTCCAATCAAAATGCTCACCCCGGCCCTCGTAGAAGTCGTCGAGGTCGAGGAGCGCATCCCAATCGAAGAACTTATCCTCGACCACCCTCGCCCCGTAGGCACTGTTGCGGAAGATGTCCACGAACGCCCACACGATGGACCGGGTGGCTACGGGCACCGTGAAGCTGGCCCCGCTCGAGTCATCGTGCCCGCGGGTAGGTAGTTTTCGGGTCGCGAGGACGTTGAACCGTTCCTGGGTCCGCGAGTTGAGGTTGTTCGTGGCCCGGATCTTCACGGCGAGGAGGGTGACGTTGCCGAAGTCGGGCTCGTCCCCGACGAGGAAGGAGCGCATACTCTCCCACACCACATCGTAGCCGACCTTGGAGGAGAGGCTCTTAGTCCCGGACCGCCGGACCCGGGCCTCGTAGCGGCCGGCCGCCACCACGTCCCCGATTGTCCTTCGTTGCGGGGTAGTAGTCGCTCCAACAATGGTCGGGTTGAGGAAGAGGACCCAATCACCCAACGGATCTCCAAGATCGTCGATCAGCCGGATCTCCACTTCCAGGGTGACTTCAATGGAATGCATGTCACCCTTCTTATTGTCCATGTTGTAGATGCCCTTCGGAAACACGAAGTCAAACTCCAGTCTTTCGGTCGTCTCGCCTACCGGGACGGCCGGGAACGGTCCCGCATAACCTGGGGCGACATACTCCGGCTCGTTCTCGGCAAACAACGTTTGCCCGCCGGCCTCCACGGACGTGTAAACGTTCGTCTTGAAGAGGGTCGTTTGGTCGCCGGGCTCGAGGAGTTCATACTCCACCTCCTGATAGTCGTTGATGTCCGTATCGCCCACTTGGATGTTGTGGATCTCGTAAGTTCCCTGCCCGATGCAGAACAACGAGTGCTGGAATTGATCGTTGTCCACGTAGCGGAAGAAGGGACGGGATGCCAGGCTAGGGTAGATTCTGTTCCGGCCATAGTTCACCTCAATAGGCTCACCCAACCGGATGCTATTCCGCTGGCCGGAGGTGGAGAACACCGGGTCCGAGCCGGGCTGTTCGCCGGGCGTTGTTGGCTGGCCTAAGGTGAGGGCCAGGACGACCGCTACGATCAACAGCACAACCAAAACAATAACCCACACCCAACCTGGAGCCGCCACAAAGTTGATGACGTCGTTGGGCTTGATCTCCTTGTCCCAATCCCGGCGGAGGGTCGGTTGCCCGTTGACTATACAAACGGTTGGCTGGTTGAACTCGATGAAGCCGGGGTAGGTCAAGTGGAGCCACTCCCTAATGCTGACACCTCCGGGGTGGACGTGCTTTCGCAGCCCGATCAACGGCTCAAACGCATTAGGTGTTTCAACTATGACGGCCATAACGGAAGAACTTTATAGTGCGGACACCTTTGATCCGCAAGTCCTTTATTGTGTCAGCTACTACGGAGAGTCCATGCCAGGCGTGGACTACTTTCCCTCCGTCCGCTCCCACCCAAATCCCTACGTGATGGGGAATCTCTTTGAGCCCCATAGCCACCGCGTCCGTATCGTCGGGCTTGGGAACCTCCTCCCAATCCTTACTCCGCTCCTGGATCTCCCGGGTAATGACCAATGGCGATCCTTGGATGATGCCGGGGAGGACCGGAAGATCAATCCCCAACTCGTGACGATAGACCAAGTAAAGCAGACCCCAACAATCCACTCCTTGCCAATCCCGCCCGCCTTCGACGTAAGGGAGGCCTATGTATTTGGCGATCCAGTGCATCATCCTAGTGCGGGGAAACGGCCCCGGGTGTACAGCTCGGTTGGGAACTTCTTGTTCACGATGTCCATGAAAGTAGCCCGACCGGTGACCTGGGCCGGAGTGATTTGAAGATCCTTGAGGTAGAGGACGAGCGGCGGGTTCATTTGCGGGATGGTTAAGTCGTCGCTCAGGTAGGGACGATAGATCACTTCGACGGTGACTTGTTCCGACTTGGCGGCATTCACGAAGTCGCTCACCTCCCGGCCCACATTGTCGATGGCAATGTTAAGGCTACGGAAGCCCTCCTCGTTCTCCGGGGGCAGGGTGAACTGGAAGCCCGCCGGCCGAAACGTCCGCTCGTTCCCGTCTTCGTCGAAGGCCACGATTTCCTTCTGGGCCCGGACCAAGTAGATGGGATCCTGGACGGTGGGCTGACGGATCTCCAACGTGTCGTAAATCACCTTGCTGGTTGGAGCCACCGCGTAGGCTTCTTTGATCGCGTCCTCGAGTGATGGATTTGGCATAGGTTAGGGTTCCGTATCGTGCCACTCTTCGTCGTCGTCCCAATTGCCCTCATCATCCCAGACCCCGTGGGCTAGGATCCAGTTGGTGTCCGCTAGGATCTCCAAACTGGCCGTGACGTTGAAGAGGTTGTCCGTCCGGGTGAAGAAGTACTCCGGCTCTGCAAACACAACTTGGTGAAGCCCTCCCAACAGATACAGTACAAAGGGCAGGCTCCCGTTGGCTAGGTCACCCTCGAAGAAGTCCTTGAAATCGGAGAATTGATCTCCGACTAGGTTCCACTCCACATCCCACACCTTCCTAGGCTTGAGATGTTGCCGGCGGCGGCGTATCCACCCACCTTCCATCTCGGTGACCTCCGACCTAGGATCGGCGTTCACTTGGGCACGCACAAGTGGCGAAGGAACGGTGTCCGGCCAAGGAGTCATAATCTTAAGGCTACCTTCAATGCGAGGAGCAGCTTGTCAGGTTCAATGGGTTTGTGTAACAGTTCATCCGGGCGAGGATCCAACGTCTCGATGTCTAGTCCCGGCTGTCCCGTCACCATGATGATGGGCAAGTTGAACCGTTGGGCCCTCAACAATTGGGAGAGCTGCTGGCCGTCCATCATCGGCATGTCCAAGTCCGTGAGGAGGAGGTGGATCTTCTCCCCGGAGCGGAAGTAGGACAAGGCCTCCATCCCACCGTTGGCGATGAGGCACCGGTACTTCGCGTCCTCGAGGATGACCTCGACCAAATGGCGCATGTGTACTTCGTCGTCCACAAACAAAACAGTCTTGCCCTGCCCGTCGAAACGTTCCACCCTCTTCTTCCCGGCATCCACTCCCTCCCGGGTGGCGGGCAAGTACACGAAGAAGCTGGTCCCGGCTTCCCCCGTCTTGAAGTCGATCTCTCCCTTGTGATCCAACACAATCTTCCGGGCAACGGAAAGTCCTACCCCGGTGCCTTTACCGAGATCCTTCGTGGTAAAGTAAGGCTCGAAGATCTTAGCAGCCACGGGCTCTGGAATGCCCGGCCCGGTGTCCCGGACGTGGAACATGACGTATTCGCCCACCAACGGAGGCTCGTTCAAATGGACATCCTGGGCGGTGACGTGGATCTCCCCGCCGCCCGGCATAGCGTCCCGGGCATTGACACATAGGTTCAGCAGCACCTGGTGGATTTGGGTCGGGTCACACTTCACAGAGGAAGTCCCGGGATGGGTAGTAGTGGACGGGCGGATGTTCTTCGGAAACCTATCCCGCATGACCTGTCCAATCTCGGTGAGGAGATACTCCGCCGTGACGGGACGGGTCTTGAATCCGTTGGACCCGCGGACGAAGGCGGTGATTTGTTTCGACATCTCCGCCCCGTGGCGGCCGGCACCCTCCATTGCGCTGATCGTCTTCTCCATAGATTCTGGCAAGGAGGTCACGTGAAACTCGTCCATGATCAACTTCCGTAGGAGCGGAGGCCCAGTGAGGAACGGGCCGAGGACATTGTTCCAGTCGTGGATGATTCCGGTGACCGTATGGCCTAACAAGGCCGCCCGGTTCTCCCGCACATCTTCATCCTCTTTATCAGCCGTCTTACACACGTCCTCGATGGCGTCCGGTAGTCCTTCCATCCGGTCCTTGAGGAAGTATCGCCTCGCCCCGTAGGCACACGCCTTATTGGCGTCCTTATCATCCACAGAACCCGTCAAGATGATGACGGGTGTCTGTGGAACGGTTTCCTTGGCTATTTTGATCGCCTCTTCCCCGGTGACGTCCGGTAGGTTGAGATCCATCAAGATGCAACTCCACCTCCGCTCACGAAGCAGCTGGAGGAACCGCATCTTATTAGGACAGACCTGAACCTTTGCGATGGCCTTGAGTTTATGGCCGACGATCTCGCCGTCGCGCGGGTTATCCTCGAGGTAGAGTACTTCTCTCATTATTCAACCTTCCACTCCGGGCCGGCGAACATAGTTCCACCGGGACGGAGAGCTGCGATCCGATCGTCTAGCACCTTCTGGTCAACGACGCTGATCTCACCCGCCGACACCATCTTCTGGATGATGGGTCCTAGGGCTTCGATGAGTCCCAGCGCCCCGTCCAACGCGGTCAACGCTACTTTAGCTTCCATGTTTCCTCCTAGGGTTGAGGTTTCACTGTCATCTCATACTTGGATAGATAGCCCAGGGCCTCACGGTTCCCTTGGCGGATCAGATCCAGAGCCTTCAGCAAGTCCGTTTTGGCCTGCTCGTTAGGATTCGCTTTGTAGGCGTCCCGTAGTCGGATGGCGCTGGCAATCCAAGCTGGAGCACCCACCCTCACGTTATCGGCCGCCTTCTTGATCTCCGGTGTACTAGCGAGTGCAGCCCGGTTGTCATACTCCCACTTCACGAACCGGTGCATCATCTCATAACCTGTAGAGATGACCAGGTCCGCGTCGTAGAGGAACTTGTCCCCTTGGTACACTCCTTCCGGAGCCAGGGTCCCACAACCACCTGTACAACCTCCTACGAGGGCGACCATTAGTAAGGCCGCCACCGTCGATGCTCTCCAACTGTTCATTAGCTTGCTCATTGTTTTTTTCCTTTCTCTAGTTCCTGTCGGATCCACTCCTCCTGAGTGTGTCCTTTTGTTTCTTCCTCCTCGATCTTCCTCCTCCTCTTCCCTACCCGGTCGTCCAACAAGGCACCCAACGAAACCAACCCGACGATCATGGACTTGATCCAGGGTCGGACATAGTCGTAAGTCACCGGGTTCCTCTTCTCTGACAAGACAACCTGGCTCTCGTCAAACGTCGTGAAGTAGGAGGTGAAGAACACAATGAAACCGACCACATAGACACCGCTCATGTAACGGTTCTTGTATTGCAACCGCCTGGCACTTGCTTTCACCCACTGAGTCGTGTTGCTCATGCTTGGTTATCCTATCCGCTCGCCTGTTTGGCCCGCTAGGTTAATTTTAGAAACACGGATACCTACTGTTCAGGTAGTTCTCGACTAGCACGATCTCCGCATCCTCCAACGCCCGGTTGTACACGAGGACGGCCCCGAGGGTCCCTTGCCAATTCACCCCTTTGACGGATCCCAGCTTCGCCTCCGGGCTGTAGTCAAAGTATCCGTCGAGGTTGGGGGCGCCCGCTTCCCCTTGGTAGCGGTAAGACAACGCCACGTCCACCTCGAACCGGCACACAAACAACCTCGGCCCTACCGGATAGACGAGCGGGAAGGTGACGAGTTGGGACCCGCCTTGAAGTTCTTTGGACAACGAGAAGGCCCCGGTCGAGTCCGTTTTGAGGAAGCCGGGCAAGTAGTGGAGGGCATTCCCCCTCGCATCGTTGAAATGGAACCCGGCCTTACCCGCCGTCCTCCAGTTAATCGGGCCGGCGAACACTCCCGCCTGTGCGGGTATGGAACAAACGACGAACAACGTCACGCTCGGTACATCCACCGGGCAGGTGATGTCCATTTCGTCATCTACCCCGTCGAACACAACACCGGGGCTGGACCCAAAGGCGTTCGCTTGGTAGGCCGGGGCGGAGCCGGCCGTGGGAGAAGCTACAGCGTGATGTTCCCACCCGCTCACATCCCTCCAGAAGTCCACCGGGCTAGTCCCGTCCAAGTTCAAGGCTTCAAAGCAAGCGATCAGCCCGTCCGTCACCGGACACTCGGTCGTCGCCGCCTCCGGGATCTGAACCGGGCCGATGAGATCCAAAGAGGCTTGGACTAGCCAGGTTCCCTCCTCGTTGGAGGTCGTGTAACCTTCGTCGAACCGGACCGCCCACTCTTTGAGGGAGGTGTTCTCCGGGTAGCGGAGTTCAATCTTGAACTGGGCGATCCCGTTGTCGAGCTCCTCCGCGAAGAACGTTTCAAAGGCCTCCATCTGGTCGTCGGTGAGGCACCACGAGACTGACAAGGCGGAGTAGGTGCGTTCAAACCGGGATCGCCGGGTGATGTAGGCAGCGTCCCGTTTGCTGACGAGGGTTGTGTTCCGCGGGACGCCGTTGTAGTTCACCTTCGGCAACGGTAAGTCGGGCCACGTCGTCTCGAGTGCTAGCTCCATAAACACCTCCGTCTTAAAGCCGAACCCCTACCGGGGCCTTCGGTCCGCCTTCCGGCCCGATCGCCGGCGACAACGCAAAAGACACGCGGTGTCATTTGCCCCTCCGGAGACTGTACGAGGATTCAAGAGCCCGGGACACTTCTCCACGGCCGTCCCGGACTTCGGAGGCCATTTCGCTCTTGAGCCGTTTGAGGACGATCTCGATGACCTTTTCCGATCCCTCCTGACGCTCGGTGACGGAAGCCTTAGCGTCGGTGTAATTGTTGATGACGACCCTTACATTCCCTCCTACCCGGTCGTTGGGTAGGATGGTTCCGTTGGATGCCGGGGAGAAGACTTCCGGCCCCTTCTCTCCCACCATGTAGGCTTTACCGGCCGACACGCCTCCACCGAACTCCCGGTTGCCGCTGATCGCCAGTTGGACGGACTGGATCGTAGTAATGATGTTGGCCGCGGCCGCAACGACGGAGGCCGCCGCGACGAGGTTGGCCGGCCACGGGAGCGAGAGGGCGTTCGCTACTCCTTGGGCAATCTTCACCGTGGCGTCCGCAACCGCAAACGCCTTCGACGCTGCAAACATGGCCATGTAGGCCTTGGACTGTTCGCCGGCAAAACCCTTGACAGCTTGGGCGAGACTATCGAACATGTTCTGCCCCGCTTGGAGAACCATTTGGGCTTCGGCATACTGGAGCGCCCGCAGCCGGGCGTTGTGGGCTTTGATAGCCTCCTCCTTCAGCTTCATGAACTGTTCGTTCTGCTCCAATTCCTTGTTCCCCATTTCCTCGAGGATGGCGAGCCGGTTCTCCGCGTCCTCCTTTTCCTGTCGTAGGCTCATCAAAGCATTGACGTGGAGGTCGTCGCCCATCACCGTCTTAGGGAGGGTGGGACGGGCCAACCCTTGCAGGGTTTCGGCGGACACTCCCGCTCCGTATAAGGCCTTGGCTCCCTCCGCATCGATGCCCATACGGTTGAGCGGACTTTGGGCCCCGGTCACTTTCTGCATAGCCTCCATTTGGGCGAGGTAGATCTTCATCTTCTCGGACGCTTCCACATAGGCTTTCCCGGTGCCACTCAAAGCTGCGGCCATCTTCTCCTCGTGCTCGATGCCCTTGAGGTAGGCCTCGTCGTAAGCATCCGCCATCTGCTGGACGACCGGAAAGATCTTCGGGACCTCTTCCAACCACGGCTTCACTAGGTCGTTGATCACCCCGGCCTTGAGCTGGCCAAATTGCTTGATCGCATTGTCAAAGGCTTCCGGGGACATCCCAAGGGAGACGTCGCCCAGCATCGGGATCTTCTTACTGAAGTCCGGAGCCGTCGGTCCGCCGAGGGCGGAGCCAAGCGGGTTGACAAACCTCTGGAGGGTGTTCAGCTTGTCCCCGAACTTCTGCAGTAGTTGGTTCACCCCGGCTATCACGGTGTTCACTCCCGTGAGGAAGGAGTTGATGATCTCCTGCAATACAGTCGTTACTTTCTGGAACACCACCAATGAAGTCTCCGCAATCGACCAGAAGGCTAGTTCCACCACCTTGATCCCGGTGCGCAGATACTTGAACGCCTCCACCGCCGCCTTAATTGCGACTACGATCGTAGTCCCCAAGTAACCTGCCATCTCCTTGAGGGCCGACACGAACGACGGGTCGGCCGAGATCTCCTTCAAGTAGGCGTTGAGCTGGAGTAGGGCCGGGGCCAGCGCCTCCCCGATGGCGATGAATAGGGCCCGGATGTTATTGACGGTGATGGTGAGTTGAGCGGAGAAGGCTTGGAGCTGCTTGCCCGCCACCTCGTCCGTAGTTCCGCCCGCCTTCCTCAACTCCCGCTCGTAGATACGGATCTGCTCCGACGTTCCCATGAGGGCGAGGATGTTGGAGAGGGATCGGTCCTGGAAGCCCAGTAGCTCAAAGGCCAACCTCTTCTGCTGGACGGAGGCCCCGGCCAGGGACTTGTCAAAGTCCTCCACGATGTCGGCCATGTTCCGCATGTTCCCGGAGGCATCATAAATGTTGATGCCCATGTCGTGGAATACTTGTTTGTTCTCTATGGCAGTCCGTTGTAGGTCCCGGAGCACGATCGCTAGGGCCTCGCCAGCCTCTTCCCCTTTGGTGCCCTGATCGGCGAAGACGGCCAACACCGCCGCCCCCTCCTCCACGTCCTTCTTCGCAGCCCGCAAGGCCGCGGCCGCCCGGTTGGTGAGGGCCGCGCTGAACTGTTCCACCGACGCATTGGCGAGGATGTTCGCTTTGGTCAGCACGTCGGATACCCTGGTCAAGTTCTTTATGTTCTCGATGGGATCCTTCGACCGCAGGCCTAAGGCGGAAAGGGCATCGGCGAGTAAGTCGGTCGCCCGGGCCATTTCAAAGTTGCCGGCCGTGGCGAACTTGGCGAGGACCGGGAGAGCCGACATTGCCTCCTCCGCATTGAACCCGGCGGAAGCGAGGAAGAAGTAGGCGTGGGCAAGATCCTCCGCCGACTTCACACCCTCCTTGGATAGGGCGATTGCCGTATCCTTCATCTGCTTCTGTAGGCCCTCGTTCAAGTCACCCATGATGGAGAAGGCCTCCGTCATGGCCTTATCGAACTTGGCAAACTCCCGCACCGCTGCGGCTCCTATCAACGAGAGGGCCCCGGTGACGCCGGCGGCGAGGACACCCGCCTGTTTGAGCATGACTGTACTGCTCGCCTTCAGGGTCCCTTCCGCCGTCCGCATCCCGGTGACGAGACGGAGGGAGTCCGCCGTGAGGTTGACGTACAGCGTTCCTAAGAATCCAGCACCTTCAAACATAGGTTAGTTTTGTTCCAGGTTAATTCTAAGTGCAGACGCCCAAGCCTTCTTGGAGGCCATACATCTATCCTCGGCACCCGCCGGGACCTCTTTCCACTCGAACAAGAAATCCTGAACCTTGATTCGAGCAGGGCTCTTAACATTGGCCCGGCGGATCTCCGCGGCGATCTGAGCCAAATAGTGGTCAGCCTTTGCATGATGTTTGTGATCCCATTCAAGGAACTCTAACCACTCTAAGAACTCGGTATAGGTCACCCGGCCTTTCAACTCCTCGACCGGGACGCCCAGGTGAGAGGCGACCTTATACCAATTCAACCTCTCACCTGTCAGTCTTTTGGGGGCGCCTCGACCTTCCCCTCGGCAGCGACGTTCAGGTGGTTCATCTCCTGAGCGGCCTTGTAGAGATCCGACACAACGGAGGCTGGCCAACCTTGGATCTCTGCGGTGATGACAGCCTTCCCGCCTTCCTTGTGGAAGAGACAGGCGGCCAGGAGCTCGGCTTGCATCCCGTCGAACTTCTTGATGCCGGCCGGCTTCCCGGCGTTGTCGAACCGCATCCGAGAAGACAACCGGTCGAGGTAAGAGTCGCGGGCGGATGCTGTCATCTCCCGCAACTCTAGCTCCACCACCGTCCCGTCCGCTTCCAAGGTGACGGGCACCGCATTCGACTTGAGCGTGAACTTCAATGCATTCATGGGTACTACTCAGTTGCTGCGCTTTAGGTCGTGCTGGTTTGGGGATCAAACACCGGGTCCGTTGTCGCTCCCGTAGTAGGGTGAACGAGGCTCGGCTGAACCGTGAGTGTGGCCGTCGGTTGCTCGCCTTCGGTGAAGGCCGCCGGGGTGAACTCCTCAACCCACCCGTAGAACTGGATGGTCGAGCCGTCCGGGAACGTCACGGTGATGAGCTGATTGATTCCCACCTGGGCGATCATTTGCGGGATCACGTCGGCAGCGAACGCTACGGTGGCGGAAACGGGCGACAAACTCTTGAGCTGACGGGGAGCGTTCGTCCTCCACGTCACCGTCCGCATGGTTGTGGTTTCGATCGGGCCGCCGGAGGTGATTCCAGGCGGTGTGACCTCCTTCTCGTACAACTTCGCCGTCGGGAGGTTTTCCAGTGTAATGATGGTTGAAAACCCATCATCCATTCTTATGTGGCTAGGCATAGTAGTTTGGTTCCTTTCATGTTTGCTGCGAAATGGTGACCGTCATGTTCGCCGCAAAGTTGTGCAGCCGTCTGTTGCCGATTTCGTCGATTCCCATTGGTAGTATTGCGCCACTTCGTGACACACTATGGACAGTATAGGCTTCCAAGTCCGGGAACACAACGGAAAGTTTTTTGACCACATCCAACCCGCGGACAATCTCGGTGATCTTACTCCACACCGCCGGGTAGGACTTGCCGCGGACCCGGACTTGGATGCCGGGATGTTCAATCGCTTCCCCGGTCGCCATGATCCGGCCGTCCATCACTCCCGCCGTATCGTAGGCGCATATCGCCTCGTCAGGGACGTCCGGGAAGAAGCCTACGAACACCGGCCAACCTTCGGAGGTGTCCGCTAGGTTGAGGTTCATCAACAATAGGCGCATCACGTCGGCTGGTGATTTCATTTGATCTTAGTGTTGTCCACAATGATCTGCCGTAACGTAGTCCGTAGGCGCCGGGCTGGCTCCTCGAGGAACTTAGCCTGGCCCCGGCCTTGCGGGTCCCAATATTGGCCTTTGTGAGGATGCGGACGGGGCTGGCCTTTGAGTTTCATCTCCACACTCTCGTGGACGTAAATAGCGTAGGAGGCCGTGTAGCCGACGTTCACCTCGGTGTTATATCCCCGGCCGGTGGCCCGGGTGAAGGCCGAGGCCTTGAGCACCCCAAAATCCACCGGGACTAGTCGTTGGCTTTCCTTCTGCAAGGTCAAGCCGGCGAGCTTCACCCCGCGGGCGAAGCCGGCAGCTAGGGCATTGTTCTTCCTCCGCAGGGTCGCGAGGACTTGCTCAATGCCCGTAATTGCTCGGATGTCAGCCATTACAAGTAAGCTGTAAACAGGGTTTCAGTTGCCCGGAGGTTGGGAGTCTTATCGAATCTCCTCACCTCGAAAGTGTTCGTCACCGACAACGGATCCGTAGGCGTGTTGGAGTCCAGCTCACCGAGCATGAGTCGATCGCCGGGGAGCATTACCCGATCCGTGTACACCATAGACCGGGAGGATCGCTTCTCGCCGTCCGCCGCCAAAAACTCTTGGGACACGTCGTCCCACCGGCACAGGATCTCCACCGGGGCGGCGAAGGAGTAGGATCCGTATTGGTCCGCTTGGGCATTCCTCTGCCACCAAACGGCCCGCTGCCGCCTCATTTTAACAATGATGCTCATACGAGAACCTCCCTCTCATGTAATACGGACTGGAACACCTGGAAGTTGACACAAGGAAACACCCGCAGCTTAGAAGTCCCGTCCGACACGTTGAACACCTGAACCTCCGGCGGGAGACTAGCCTTGAGGGTGGCGAACCCTTGGATATGGCGGGAGAACGATTCCTGGGTGATGCCCTTGATTTGGTGCGTATGCCAATGGTGATCCTTCCCTTGCAGACACATATCGAAGCCGAGTAGGAACACCCTCGCCGCCCCTAACAGGACAGCCAGGTTGAGGGCGACCGCCCCGGTGGAGGCGTTAAAACCTAGGGTGTCCCCGGTGTGGAACCCGTCCCTTACCCTCTTCATATTGAGGATCCCTGGAACGTCAAAGTTCTCCATCCCGTTACTATTGGTAACGATCCGGTTGGGGAACTTCTCCAGCTCCCACTTGTTCTTGTGCCACCAACCTACGTCCGCAAAGCAGCAGATCTGTACAACGGTCGGCCCTAGTCGGAAGGCGTCGTTGCATCCGATCACCCGGCGGCCGGTGAGGGAGGAAAAGTCAAACCCTATGAGGGAGGCCCCGCCTCCGATGATAAAGGCGTCTTGCCCGTCCCATTCCCTAGTAGGAGTCCACGGGTTCATGGGCAAGTGGGAGGATCCGTCCCTAACCACGTCACGTTGGCCTGCCTCCGTCCCTTCTTGTTGGAGAGACTGCGGA